GCTCCGTCCAGGCCACGTTCAACAACGACGCAATCACCGTGGCCGCTGGTCAGGTCGTCATCTACACCTACCAAGGCTCGGCCTACGTCTATACGGGCGGCACGGGCTCTCCGGTACTGGGTGCAACGTCAGCCCAGTTCACGGTGCTGGGCTCCACGGTCAACGTGGATACGCAGTTTGTTGACCTTGGTACGACTGCAACTGATATCGGTGCGGGCTGGACTGCGCTGGGCACCAAGCCTGCGACCACGGGAGCCGTTGTCACTGTCGCCGCATTCAAGGGCGACACTTACATCCTGGTTAACGAATCTGCTCCTGCAACCGTTGCATCTTGGCTCAAAGTCGGCTCCACGCCCACCGCAGCGACCGCTTCTGAGATCATTTCCCGCACATCGACGACAACCGTTGTAACTCCTGCCGGTCTCGCCGGTGCGGTCACCGCCGCTCCCACTGGAACGGCTGCTGACGCTGGCAAGCTCCTGGCTCTCGATGCCTCCGGCAAGCTAGGCGCCAATGCTCTTCCGGCCACGGCTGTCCAGACAACCTCGTTCATCGACGCCACGACAGGCGTTGCTGACGCTGGCAAGCCTATCAAGACGAATGCTACCGGTCTGGTCGGAGACACCTTCCTCGCCAACGCAGTTCTGAAGTCTGAGACGATCGCTGCGTCTGTCGGTGCGGGTTCGGCTGGGCAAGTTCCGAAAACCGACGCGGCTGGCAAGATTGACGCGACGTTCCTGCCTGCGGCGGTGGTTCTCGAAACGGAGCTTCTGGGCACGTCTACGGGTGCTACTGACGCTGGAAAGCCCATCAAGCTGAATGCGGCTGGCAAGATTGACCTCTCGATGCTTGATGTCGGCGGCATCAACTACGCTGGTAGTCTTGATTTGACTGCCGCTTATGCTGCACCGACGCCTACGCCTGCCGATGGTTCTTTCTTCACCGTGTCCACGGCTGGTAATGTTCACAGCTCTTGGGACGGCACCAAGATTGAGAACGTCCCGATTCCGGCCACGGTCGCTGCCGGTGACCTCGTCTTCTACCTTGCTGGCAAGTATCACGTTATTTCTGAAGCCAGCAATTCGTCGGCTTACGTCCGCAAGGCGGGTGCCAACGCGATTGCTGCTGACATGGTCATGACGTGGACGGCACCGGCTACAGCGAACACCACGATCATCAATGGTGGAGATAATACGAAATCCACCATTATGAACGTCACGTTGGATGCATCTGTTATCGACGCGGGAACTTACACGTAAACCGCTCAACAAACAGAAAAGCAGATGTGACAGGAGAAACAAATGGCAACCAACGCAATCAAGATTAAGAGAAAGATCGCGGCTGGCAAGTCTGCGCCAGCCGGCGGCACGGCGGGAGAACTTGCTCTCTGGAAAGCTGGAACCGCGACGACTGATGCGTTGGCGATTTATGCTCACGATGGCGTTCAGTATGTCCCTATCGTGGACACTGACGCCAATGTGACGCTGCCTAAACCCGGCGCTGGCACAGCCGGGCGGCAGGTGACGGCGGACGCGGCTGGAGCGGTAAGTTGGACTCCTCCGGCAGCATCTGTTGCGCCTACGTTGACGATCAGCGGAACGCTATCGATCACCGGAGGCGGAGATCTCTCAGCTAATCGCACGATGTCTTTGGTAAACGACAGTGCGGCACCTGGGAACGGGTTTTACTATGGAACTAACGCGACTGGTGTAAAAGGCTTCTACGCACTCCCGGCGGGTGCAGGCGCAACTGGTGATGTTGTAGGCCCGGCTTCGGCAGTCGATAACGGTATTGCCCGTTTTGACGCGACGACAGGCAAGCTGATCCAGGGCTCGACTGGCATCATTGACGATACTGGAAACCTTACCGGCATCAACAATGCAGTGATGCTCGGTAGTGTGTTTTTCGGAGCAACCGCAGCCAACACGGTCACAATAATCGGCGATACTCTCACAATTCCAAACGGCCTCAACATCGACAGCAACACGCTGATGATCGACGCGACCAACAACCGCGTTGGCTTCGGCACGGCGACTCCCGCTTCTCAAGCCGATGTAAACGGCGTTGCATCTCATAACGTCATTGCTTCGACGGGTGTGATGGATCTTGCGAACGGGCAGATGTTCACTGCTCAATCCTCGGCAGCAATTGGATGGTCGTTCCAGAACGTTCCAGCTAGTCGCGGAGTAACTGTCGTGCTGCATCTGACGAATGGCGGTGCCTTCACGCAGACCTGGCCCGGCTCGGTGAAGTGGCCGGGCGGCACCGCGCCGACGCTCACTGCCGCTGGCACCGACGTTCTCGTGTTCGTTACCCATGACGGCGGCGCGACGTGGCGCGGCAACATCTTCGGGAAGGATATTCGCTGATGAGCCTTATGCTGCATGAGCTGCTGGTGGGCGGTGCGGTCGATGACAGTATTTATGTTGCGCAAGAATTTATTCCTACCGGAACGAGCGTCGGGTCGATAACGCTACCCGCAGGAATCATCGCTGGCGATCTTCTCATTCTCAATTGGACCGGTTTCAGATTTGGCGCTGCACCCGCGTACTCAGCCCCGGCTGGCTGGAACAATAGAAACAACTTAGTTACCGGCACAAATCAGTCTCACACCAGCTTTCACTGGAAAATTGCCAACGGAACCGAGTCTGGCACAACACTATCAATATGGACTTCGCAGAATCTTGGCGGTTTCGGATTGCTGGTTTTAAGGCGCAGGTCGGGACCAATTCTGTCAGCAACTGAGTTTGATTATCAATTCTACAGCAATCTTGTGGCGGAAAACGCGACCAGAACAATAAACGCAGTTGGCAGGACGAAGCCACTTTTTGTATACTTGACAGCGTTCGCTGGTTCGGGGGTAACTCAAGATCTTCAGTTTACGACGAGCATGACTCCTGACTTTGAAATTACAAGAATAAATGTGCCAGGTTTTGTAGCCAACAGAATTTTGAAAAAAACATACAGCGGGTCAGAAGTACTCTTGAACGATACGTACAGATTAAACACCACGGCTGGTGCCGGTGGTGGTGGGTACACCACTCGTTCGGTAATCTTTGAAATCACCTAACCCGCCAACCTCTTCCACGGCGGTCCCAACTTCAAGACTAGAAGGAAAACACAATGGCCTACGTTCTCGCAGACGGTTCAAGCGTAAAAGCATACCCTTACAACATCGGCCTGCTTCGCCGCGACAACCCGAACGTTTCGTTCCCCGCGAGCATGGCTGACGCAGCGCTTGCCGACTGGAATGTGTTTCCGGTCTCGCCCACGTCAGTCCCGGATTATGATCCTCTTTCAAGCCGGGTTACTGAAGAACGGCCGCAGCTGTCCGGTTCTGCGTGGGTTCAGGTGTGGCGTGTCGAGTCTCTATCTACGGAAGAAGCAAAGCTTGCTTTTGACGGTGCGCTTGCCAGTCTCCGTGCCGACCGCGACGAACGGTTGCGCGTGTCTGACTGGACGCAGATGTCAGACTCGCCGCTGACTGCCGACCAGCGTGCTGCCTGGGTAAAATATCGTCAGGCTCTGCGCGATCTGCCGGGCGCGACCTCTAACCCGCTGGCTCCCGTATGGCCGGTTGAACCCGCAAGGTGATCTGATGTTTGACCTCGCCACCGCGAAAGCCCGGCTCGGTATAACCGGCACAACACAGGATACGCTGGTTCAAACTGCGATCACGACAACGCTTGAGATCGCAGAGCGATACTGTGACCGCAAATTCACTTATGCCGCTGAGACGGTAAAGTTCTATCATTTCCTCGGTGAAACGCTTTTCCTGCCGAGATACCCGGTGCAAGACGTAATCAGTCATACCGGGCTACCGGATCAGATGAAGGTGCACCATCGTTTGGGAGTGGTCGAGCTTCACTATAATCAGTTTATTGAGGAAGCAGAGATCATCTACACCGGAGGTTACAGCGTATTACCGGCTGACCTTGAGCTTGCGCTCTGGGGCATCTTCAACGGCCTGTGGCCTTCGATCAACGGCGGTTCCAGCGTGGCAGCCGGTGCCATCGACAGTATCAGCATTCCTGATGTTGGGACGATTCGATTTTCCAACTCAGGTGGCTCGGCATCAAGTTCTGCGGGCACTGGCAATGCAAATGTGTTAGGTCCGTACTACAGTATCCTCGACACTTATCGGAGGGTTACGTGCTAGCCAGCAGCGACTTCGCTAACGTCAGGGGTTCTTGGGAATCCGTCGTCGCGCAGCTGGGTGTTCCGGCTGCCTGGACCCGTGCCAAGGCGCCTGGCGCGGCTGCGAACCTGACTGTCGGGTTCAAGACGGCTGGCGTCAAGGATGTCGAGATCGTCAACACCTATGGCATCAACGCGATCATCCTCACCGTTCGCGCTATCGACGTGACGGTGCCGCCGGAAAAGTTCGACACTTTCGTCGTGTCCGGCCAGCGCATCACGGCGGACGCGGTGCATCCGGTTCATCTGAACGGCTCCGTCATCGGCTGGAAGATCTACGCGCGGGGGAGCAACTGATGTCGTCTTCCTACGTTCGCAACAAGATCCGCCAGTGGGCAGCTGCGGCTTCAACTGCGACCGGCGTACCGTTCCACGAAACGATAAACGTCAGCGTCAACCCGTCCGATGCAGTTTGGTTCACGGTTTCGTTCACCAGCGAGAGCCACGAAGGCAACTTTTGCAAGTCGCCGTTCATCGAGAACGGGTTCGTGACGTTTACCTTCGTCGCCCGGCCCGGCATCGGTGATGCGGCGTGCCTCGCAGCGGTGGAGAGCGTCATCCCGCTGGCATACGCGAACACGGACGCGCAGCTGACGCTGATCAATTATGAGCCGATTGACGAAGACAGTTTCGGATCGGCTGACAAGGATTACAGAATGACCGTCAACATGAACTATCGGTTATCGCTGTGATGAAGAACAAGGTGAGCGCAACCCAACCCGGCCTCAAGGAGAGAGTACATGTCCACGGCCTATTCTAGCAAGGGCACGAAAGTCTGCGTGCTTAAGGGGTCGGCAACGGCGACCTCTCTTACCCCGACCGCCATCAGCAAGGCGTCACCCGCTGTGGTCACCGTCGCATCTGTGACGGGTCTCACCGTTGGTGATCTGGTCAAGTTCCCCAGCACGACAGATCCGGGCTATTCCGGTTTCGCAGAACTTGCTGACAAGACGTTTGCGATCAGCAAGATCACCACTGTCGGCAACACGTTCGAGCTTGCTGGCGCTGACACGACGACCTCGACCGGCGCGCTGGCAGCTACGCCGTCGATCGCGCAGTATCCCAGCGCGACGAGCATGCTGTGCCTCTGCCTGTCGAGCCTCGCTTTCAATCCTGAAAGCGCGAACTCGATCAGCACGGCTACGTTCTGCGACCCTTCGGCGTCCATCGCCTCTCAGGTTGTCGGCGCAGGCACGATCGACATCGGTGGCTACGTGGACATCGCTGATGCCGGTTACAAGGAACTGATCGCGGCGGAAGCGGACGGCAAGGCCCGTTCCTGGCGGATCACGCTTGGCAACAATCAGGGCTACATCCTGTTCGATGGCGTCCTGTCTTCGCTTTCGCTGGATATCCCGCTCGATGGCGCTATCGCTTACAGCGGCACTGTGACCCTGTCCTCACGCTATCGGCACCTGTTCTAACGAACGGGTGAAGATGGTGCCCGGCTGGTTTGCTCACCTTCCAGCCGGGCATCTCAAACTCAAGGTGAGCCGAAAAGGTGAAGCATGAAAACCAAGACAATCGACATCGACGGCAAGAACTACGTCATCCGTGAACTCACGCTTGAAGAAGGAATGCCCTTGCTGGCTCCTGCTTCCGGTAATGTTGATTTCGCTGCCTTGATCCGGCTGGCGACAACCATTGACGGACATCAGGCGGCGCAGGGTGAAATCAGCATGAGCGTCGGCATGCAGCTGATGCCGCTGGTCATGGAGCTTAACAACTTCACGGGAGCCGCACCGGGAAACGTATGAGCCCGCACCAGTCGAACATGTATCAGCTAGCGGAAAACTTGCACATGACGGTAACCCGCATGTCGAGCGAGATGACAATGGCTGAGTATTTCGGCTGGATTTCCTTTTACAGTCAGAAAGCTGAAGACGCCGAACGCGAGGCCAAGGGCCTACCGAAGCGTCCAGCGGGCAAGCCGGGCGACGGGGTTGTGTTGACGGGGTTCGGTCTCTAATGGCCCGCTCAATCCGCCTCAAAAGCCCTGATGCGACTCGCCTGATGGCGGTAATGCAGGAAGAGATCGAAAGCACGTTCAAAGCCTTCGCGGCTGCAGAAGCTGCGAAGGCGAAACTGAAAGACCCGAAGACGTTCTACTGGCGCGGCAACAACCCGGCGGCGGCGAGGTCTGTTTCGAACATTACTTCGATTCCTCCAGGCACCCTTGTTCCGCTGCCGTCTTACATAGCTGTTGCCGACAAGTCAGGCGTCAACAATGCCCATCTGGTGGCGATGCGGTTCACGCAGATGTTTGCGCGTGCTGCACCTCGCATCACGGGACGATATGCAACATCGATCAGGTACTTGTTGAACGGTCGAACAAAGGCGCTATCGACCATAATGGAGATTGGCAACAAGAACCTTCTGCGGCCCGGCGAGACAATCACGATCTACAGCGATGCTGTCTATGCGACAAAGCTTGAATCGGATTATTACCGGCGTGATCGTGAGGGTATCTGGCGCAAGATCACGAAGGCGTTGATTGCAGAGTTTGCCGGGCGGGCTTCCATCAAATACATCACAGTGAGCGGCATGAAGCTCAACGCGGGCTTTGTGCTGAATACCACGGTGCTTGTCATCGGCGCCAAGGGTCAATTTGGCAGCGGCATTGCCAGCAAGACGGGCCAGGCTGCGGCGCGCAGGAAGCGCAAGAAGACAAGAGAAGCGAACAAGCTGAAAAGGCTGAATTGACATGACCAACAAAGTTGCTGCTCAGTTTGACTTGATGTTCAAGGCGGTTGGCTCGCCTGAACTTCGCGACATGCAGACCCAGCTGCAGGCTCTCGGAGCATCCTACAAGAACGCGCAGGATGAAATCGCGCGGCTGACCGGCAAGATGGACCCTGCCGTGAGGCAGACACAGCGGTTGACGAAGGCTGCCAACGATAACGCGCGGGCTTTCAAAAATGCTGGCGGCGCGGGCGGCATCCAGAACTTCGGTTATCAGATTCAGGACTTCGCGACACAGGTTGGCGCGGGCACTAGCGCGGTGCAGTCGCTTGGTCAGCAGCTGCCTCAGTTGCTGTCGGGCTTTGGCGCACTAGGCGTCGTAGCTGGCGCGTTCGTCGCCATTGCCATCCCGGTCGGTCGGGTGCTGCTCGACATCCGTGACTATTCGAAGGAGGCCGCAGATGCCCTGCAGGCGCTGGGCGATGCGCAGGGAACGCTCGGCACCAACCTCGACGAACTGAACCTGAAGTATGGCGAGTTCGCGAAGACGATTCGTGATATCGCCGCGGCCCAGGTTTCGATCAATGCGGAAAAGGTGACTCAGGCTCTCCGTGATCAGGCGCAAGCCGCGACAGAGGCGTCAGCCGCGAACACCTTCTACACTCGGTTCTTTGATGCGATGGCGCAGAGCGGATCGGAGTTGGCCGCGATCTTCGAAACGGTTGGTAACTCGATCGCTAACTCTTTCGGTGATACAGAGATTTTCTCCCAGCAGGCGAACAACCTTGCGAAGTTCCGCTCCGATTTCAGCCTCACGGCAGAAAATGCCAAGCTCTTTGGTGACGAGTACCTCAAGATCCAGGCGGCTCTCGCGCAGGGCGAATTCGCCACGGCTGCTGACCTGATTGCCACATTCACCGCCAACGTGAACGCCTCATCGTCTGCGATTCGCGCTGACATGCTCCCGGTGCTGAATGCGTTCGAAACGCAGATGAAGTCCTTGGGCGAGGCTATTGCGGCGACAGCTTCGACCGCCAGTTCAATGGGCTTCAGCTTCACGCCGAAGTGGGACACCCGAGGCCAGATTGCTGCCGAGGCCGGTCTTGGTAAGGTTCGCGAACAGCTTGCGGAATTGGAGCGGCCTGCCGCCGAAGCCGAAAAAGCTGCTGCTGAAGCAAAGCGAGCCAGCGCAACTGCAGCGAGAGAAGCTGCAGCCGCTCTCGACACTTATCGCAAGTCTCTTGAAGGTGTGCGTACACCTTTGGAACAGACAACAGCCAAGTTGAATGAGGCGCAAGCAAATTTGCGCAAGTTCGGGAAATTCCTGTCACCTGAAGAACTCGAACTTGCGAAACGCCAGATCGATGAACTCAACGCCAAAATTGCTGAACTCTCGTTCGAAGGTCAGTGGCAGAAGATGTCTGCCGGGATTGCCGAAGCGACAACCGCGCTTGGTACGATGCAGACCGTTCTGATCGACATCGGCAAGGAGATGCAAGACCAGTTTGTCACCGGGCTGACGGATGCGTTTATCAGTTTCGTGGATGGTACGAAGAGCGCCAAAGAGGCTTTCAAGGATTTTGCGGTTTCATTCCTGAAAGAGGTCGCCAAGATGATTTTGCAAACCGCAATCCTCTATTTCATCAAGCAGGCGGCTGGCATGATCACGGGCGGCATGGGCGGCGGGTTTGGCGGCCTTGGCGGTATCGGCGCCAGCATCTACTCCGGTAGCGGCGGCGGTTTCGGTCTGCCTGCCATTGCGCCACTGTCAGCCGGGCTTCATACCCGTGACGGCGCACCGCAGCCGATGGTGACCTCTATCCAGCCAATCGGCCGGCAGTTCAACACCGGCAGCATCATCCCGGCAACGGGCGGCGGCATGGCCAAGATGAGGTCGGAGCCGCAGAAGGTGACCATCAACAATTACGCTGGCGTCGAGGTGAAGACCCGGCAGATGCCAGATGAGATGGTGATCGAGATCGCCACGAAGCGGGCCAAGGCTGAAATGACATCCGACCTTCGTCGCGGCGGCAACCCGCTCGCCAACGCGATGGAGGGTGCTTACGCCGTGAGGAGGGCCGGGCGGTGAACAAAAAGCGAGCGCAATCCTCCCCCTTCAGGGGGAGGTCAAGCGAAGCAGGGGTTGAAGATGTTTAACGAGTTTGCTACATATGAGCGAGCCGAAGGGGTGCTGGAAACACCGTCTTCGGCTCTAACCGAGGACGCGATGGAACCGCATCAGTCGGCTGCTGGCACCTTAGCCACGGCCACGCTCACATTCAAGTTTCGCCTGCGCGACAAACACGCCGCCGAACTCAACCGGCAGGCTCGCGCCGTGAACTATGTGTGGAACTTCTGTAACGAGACTCAGCAGAAGGCAGCGCGTTCCGGCAGGAAGTGGCTGTCCAAATACGATCTGCAAGACCTGACAGCAGGAGCCAGCAAAGAGTTAAACCTGCATGCTCACACTATTCAGCAGGTCTGCTGGACCTATGAGCGTTCTCGTAAGACTCACAAGAAGGCGTGGCTGAAATTCCGTGGCCGCAAGTCTCTTGGATGGGTGCCGTTCAACCAAGGACACGTTACCTTCGACGGCGCCGCCTTCACCTTCCGCAAGGTGCGCTATGAGCCGATGCATTCGCGTGAAGAACTGAAGCCGGGTACAAAGGTGCTGGCTGGTTCGTTCAACCAGGATGCGCGTGGCCGCTGGTACATCAATATCCCGGTCGAAGTCCCCGCTTCAGAAGCGGCAGAGCGCCCAACTGTAGGCATCGATCTCGGCCTTCACGATCTTGCCACGCTGTCAGACGGCAACAAGATCGAGGCACCACGCCTCTATCGCGCCTCCGAAGAGAGGCTCGCAAAGGCACAGCGGGCAAAGAAAACCCCGAAGCGCGTCCGAAACATTCACGCGAAGATCGCCAACCGCCGCAAGGATCACTTGCACAAGGCATCGGCATCAATCGCGAAAACCTACGGGCTGATCATCGTTGGTGATGTCAGCGCAAAGAAACTCGCCAAGACCAGCATGGCGAAGAGCGTCCTCGACGCTGGCTGGTCGAGCTTCAAGTCAATGCTTGCATACAAGGCCATTAGGCATGGTGGGTGCATGATTGAAGCTGATGAGCGTTGGTCTACCCAGACTTGCTCTTGTTGCGGCTCACTACCGCCCGAGAGGCCGAAAGGTATCGCAGGTCTTGGAATAAGAGAATGGCGGTGCAGCGATTGCGGAACGGTCCACGACCGGGATGTCAACGCAGCCAAGAACATTCTCCGCGTGGGACAACACGCGCTTGCAGAAGGAGCCTCAGCATGAACAGCAGGGATCAGAAGCCCCTGACTTCAGGCAGGGGAGTTGTCACAAACACCCGGATTAACAGGGCGGCGTATTTCCTCGGCACGGTTGTCGGGCTATTGTGGTATCCGGCAGCGTTTGCCGCGTTGGCTTTGGCAATGTGGCTTTTGGCAAGGTGGGTCTGGTCGTGACGATTTCACAGGCTCTGAAAGAAATCTACGCATCAGCGCCAACGACAGCGCGGTATGTCGAGACGCTGTCCTTCGGGCACAGCCTGTTTCCGTCCACCTATTACATCGTGGCCGACAACAAGCCGTGGGATTTCCTGCTCGAGACGGGTCAGGCGGTCAAGTTCACCGCGATGCCGTTCAAGGTTGTGCTGCCGACGCTCGACGGAAACGGCAACCAGGATTTGAACCTGACGCTGGCAAACATCGGGCGCGACCTGGTCGATCCGTTGGAAGCTGCCATCGCGAATCCGGCTGAGCCCATCCGCTGCACCTACCGGGTCTACCTCGATCAGCCGAATACTCAGCCGCAGAATGATCCGCCGCTGACGCTGATCATCACGGCGGTCACGGTCACCAAGGAAGCAGTGTCCGCCACGGCAACTCGCAATGACGTTCTCAACAGGGCGTTTCCGTTTAATTTCTATGATTATAAAACTTTTCCCGGGCTACGCCGATGAACATCAACGATTACGTCGGGCTACCATATCGGGAAGGCGGACGCGGGCCGGATGCCTTCGATTGCTACGGCCTCATCGCGGCGGTCTACAAGGCTGCCAGAGGCGTTTCTCTGCCCGACTGGTATCAGGCTGCTCCCGGACATCCAGCGGCCTCCAGGGCTATCTCTGCGGCGCTGGAAGGAGAGGTCCACGGCGGCAGGACTTTCAAGGTTGAGCAGCCGGAAGATCTCGACATCGCTATCGTGGGTTCGACGCTCCGCCCGCATCATGTCGGGCTTTGGGTCAGTGGCGGCATACTTCACGCATCCAAGCCGTTCGGATCGACTTGGGCTACGTTCCCGCAGTTCAAGCTGCTGTACCCGCACACGGAGTTCTACAGATGGCATCCCTGATCCTGCTCCGTAACCCGCTGAACCCGCAGTCGCGCGAAATCTTCCCGCTGAAAGCCGGTCAGACTGTCATCGATTGGCTGGTCGTTCATCACCCGCACGGATTTGGCGCTCCTGTGCGCTTCTACGTGAATGGCGAGGAAAAGCCGATTGACGACCTCGATTACGAGGTTGGCCCAGAAGACGTTGTCGTCATCGCGCTGATGCCGGGCGACCCGGCTACCGCCACCTTTATCATCATTAGCATTGTGGCCAGCGCCATCATTGCGGCGGTCACGTATTACGAAATGCAACAAATGTTGAAGGGCTTGCAGAACTCAGGCAAGGGCCAATCAATCAGTCCGTATGAAATCTCGTCCAACCAGAATGCTGCACGCATTGGCGAGGCTGTGCCGGTGCTTTACGGCGAGCTTCTTGTCACGCCCGACTACGTTGCCCAGCCCTATGGGTTTGTGTCGTGGTCTCAATCCAGCTTCAATGAACTCTACAACGGCGTGCAGTATCTTGATCTTGTTCTGTGCATTGGGCAGGGCAACATCGATGTATCAGACGTGTTCGTGGGTGAGACAGACTCAACGGTGTTACCTCCTGGCGTCATGTCTTGGCAAGTGTTCACGCCCGCGCAACACCAGTCGAAGATGGGCGTCATCTCCGCAGCAATGGGCGGCGGGTTTCACGAGAGCGTTATCTCATCGCCGGAAGTGTCGAACCAGGAGTTCGTCCAGGCGAACGACTCTGCCGGGTTCTTCGCAACGTGTCCTCCCGGTCACAAGGGGTCAAGGTTCCAGATCGATATCACTTTCCCCGGCGGATGTTTCGATCCGGATAATGATGGCAACATTAAAGGTAGAAGAGTTGACTTCGATGTTTTCTATGTCGAGCTTGATGACAACGACAACGTCGTCGGCTCAATCACAACGACACGCATCGTGTGCAGCACGGTGGCTTCTGCTTCTGTCGCTGGACCGAACGTCACCAACATCACGACCGGCTCTGCAAGCGCGGCAAACCAGACCGCTCTCACCTCCCCGATTCGGCGGTCATACATGTTTACAACTCCACGCAGTGCGCGGTGGGCCGTTAAAATTACAAGAGTGACTACCGCTCCGAACGCCAAGAACGGCACAGATCGCTTCACGTGGGCTGGCTTGCGTCTGTATGAGGATTACCCCGCAGGCGCAGCTTATGGCGATGTGACGTTGCTGGCCTGCCGCATCAAAGCCAGCCAAGGTCTCGGACCTGATGCCTCCGTCCGCGTCAGTGTCAAGGCAACCCGGCGGCTGTCGCCACCGGGCGGCGGCTCTGAGGTGCAGACGACCAGCGGTATCGACGCATTTGCAGATATCTACCGGAACGCCATCTACGGTGCCAACCGGCCCGAAACGGAACTCGACCTCGTCACGCTTGCAGACCTCAAGCCGAAGTGGGCGAGCTACAAGTTCAACCACATCTTCCGCAATCGTGGAACGGTCTGGGAGGCACTCAGGACGGTATGTGCGCCTTACGCTGCCCAGCCGTTGCCTCTGGGAGCCTACATGTCGATCTCTCAAGACGGCGTGAAGCCGATGCGCTCCATGATGTTCACCGATGCCAACATCGTCGCAGGCTCGATGAGCATCAATTATTCCTTCGATGAAGAAGGTGCTGCAGACGGCATCGAGATCGAATACCTTGACCCGAAAGACCTTCGTCAGATGTATGCCACCTATCCGGCGTCCGCTCTCAGGGCTGACAAATATGCGTTGACCGGCGTGACGGATGTCAACTGGGCAAACCAGTACGCTCGCCTTGTCTGGCAGCGCAGGCTTGGCCAGCGGAAGTTTGTGACCTTTGAGACGGAGCTTGAGGGCCTCATCCTGCGCATTGGAGACCGCATCGGCATTGCCCACAACGTGCCGAAGTGGGGCGACAGCGGGCTGGTCGTCGGCATTGCTGGCAACGTGCTTATCGCGGATCATGACCTCGACTGGAGCGGTGCTGGGCTCAGGTACGTCTTGCTGCGCCGCACGGATGGAAGCGTCACAGATCCAATCGTGGTAACGAAGGGTGCGCAGGATCATCGCATGGTCATGGCGACGGCAAATTCGGTGAACGCCGACAACGAGTATGAATACACGTCCTTCGCATTCGGCCCTGCTGACTTGATGGTCCGCGATTTCGTCGTGACGGCAGTCAAGCCGAACGGCGAAAACACGGTGACGGTCGATGCTGCGAACTACAACCCGTCGATCTTCAACAGCACGATGAGTACCACCCAATGAGCACGCAGTATCCTTCCGACTTTCCCTGCGTCCTGATCAGCGGATTCACGTTCACCGTTGCATCCGGTGTGATCAGGGCACCAGGCCCGCACCAGAAGCAGCGCCGCGTGTTCAACACCATGCCGCACGAAGGCAATCTGTCCTTTGTCATGCCGGTTTCACAGTGGGGTGCATGGCATGCTTGGGTGAAGACCAACGCCTACAAATGGTTCGAGATGAACTTGCCCAGCATGTACGCCGGACTGGTGAGCCAGCGGATGACCGGGCATCTCGTCAGGTTCACCTCAATGATAACAGTCGAGAACGTGACCGAAGACGATGTGCGGGCTTCAGTGTCCGCTGAGTTCTCGCCATCCATGATCGCTCGATACCTGGAGGCCACGTGACAGATTATCCTTCAACGCTTCCCTGTCCGCAGATCGAAGGCTACCGGGTCGAGACGGATTTCGGCATCAGCCGGGTTCAATTCGAGCATGGCAATGTTCGGCAGCGGCGCGGTGTCGAAAGCGAGGTCAACACGTTCTCGCTCTCGCTTGTCCTGTCAATCAGGCAGTTATGGGAATGGCAATCCTGGGCGAACATGTATGGCTATGAATGGCACTGGATGTCGCTGGAGAGCCATTACTCATCAGCGGGGAACGGCGTTCTGATCCCGCATTACATTCGCTACATTGGCGACATTTCCATCGAGGCCATCGACGCAGACTATGTAAGGGTGTCGTTCCAGGCTGAATCCGACGTTGATACGCTGCCGCAGGGTGTCGTGATCAAGACACGAAACTGGATCATTGGCGGAACACCTCCTGCGCCGTCGCCAGACTGGATCATCGCCCGCACGCCTTCCAACCCATCTACAGACAAAGTCATCGCCGGTTCGCCCGGCTCGCCTGCCGCATAAGGAGAACCGCCGTGGCCGACACATTTGCCAGAATGCGCCAGATCGTAGGCTCGACCGCCGACTGGACTGCCAACAATATCGTCCTCGGTTCCGGCGAGATCGGCATCGAGCAGGTGAGCGCGACCGACATCCGCATCAAGGTTGGCGACGGTACGCTTACCTGGTCCGCGTTGCCGTATGCCAGCGCATCCAGCACGACCATCAACGCGGCGACACAGACGGCGTTGAACGGCAAGGTCAACAAGGCTGGCGACACGATGACCGGTCTCCTGATCCTGTCGGGTGATGCCGTGAACGTGAAGGGCGCGGTCACCAAGCAGCAGATGGATGCGGCTGACGCAGCCCTTACGACCTCTGTGAACGGGAAACTTTCGACCACTGGCGGCACGCTGACCGGCGCGTTGACGCTCGCTACGGACCCCGCCCAGCCGTTGCAGGCCGCAACCAAGCAGTACGTTGATACAGCGGATGCGGCAAAGGTATCACGGGCTGGCGACACGATGACCGGCGCGCTGGTGCTGCCCGGCCCGCCCACGGCGGCGCTGGAGGCTGCCACCAAGGACTATGTGGACAATGGCGGATACCAGACGATTGTCGGCGGATCTGCGGCCTATTCCGGCAAGGTGGTCAAGCTGAATGCGCAAGGTCAGATCGACCAATCGCTGGTGCCGGTGTCTGCGACCTACCTTGGCACCGTCAACCCGACGCTGCCTTATGCCTTGAGCGGCACGTACAATACCGGCGACTATTTCGCGGTGTCGGCAAGCGGCGCGATCGACGCAAGCTGGAACACGCGCATCAACGGCAGCCCGGCTACGGTTGGTGCAGGCCAGGACTTGATCTTCAACTCCAACGGCAAGTGGGATCTGGTCGGAGACACGACTTCTAGCACGGCCATCAGCGGCAAGCTCGACAAGACCGGCGGCACCATGACGGGCGCTCTCGTCCTCGCTGGCAACCCGGTAGCTGCTCTCGAGGCCGCTCCAAAACAGTACGTTGACACAATGGTGCCGCTGGCAGGCGGGACGATGACCGGGCTCCTGGTGCTGTCTGGTGCGCCAACGGCGGCGTTGGAAGCGGCGACGAAGGCATACGTGGATGGTGCGGTCGGCGGCGTGACGGGCTTCCTGCCGCTGGCTGGCGGCACCTTGACCGGACCACTCACGTTGTCAGGTGATGCAACTGCGTCATTGCATGCGGTCACCAAACAGCAGATGGATGCTCTTGACACTGCCAACCGGGCAGCATGGGCGGCAGCCGATACAGCAATCACGACGGCCTATCAGACGGCGGACAACAACCGGGTGAACAAGGGCGGCGACGTGATGACCGGCCCGCTGACGCTGTCGGCAGACCCGGCTACGGCGCTAGGGGCGGCGACAAAACAGTACGTCGATGCGGCTGATGCGCTGGCGCTCAAAAAAGCCAGCAACCTGTCGGATCTCGCCAACGTCACGACAGCGCGGACGAACCTCGGCCTCGGCACGGCGGCGGTGCGCAACATCAGCGTGGGCACGACCGCGCCCGCTTCCCCGGCAACGAATGATCTTTGGGTGGATACAAACTGATGCCGATTACTTTCCTTGGGATAGCACGTCAAATCTCGTCCACGCAATTTGATATCACCCAATACTATAACTGGGGTACATCGACATACGCGCCGCTTTTGGAGAACGATCTTCTCGTTATCTTTGGCGTGCGGGCCGGGACTGTTTCGACCGTCAATGTTGCTGGCTGGAACGTGCTGTTCGGTGGTCCGATTCGCCGCACGCCTGGTGGCACCAGAAACGTCGGAATCGGGATGTGGTGGAAGTTCAGATCGAGCCTGGATACCACCGTCACAGTGCCCGACATGGACCCACTGAACCCGTCTGGCAGATATATGATCTATGCTTTTCGCGGCGTGGACACAGCGAGTCCATTCGACATCACTCCAGACGCCGTCGCTCACGTCATAAGTGGCGCTGCAGTTCCAAACCCGCCTGCGGTAACACCGCTGACCGTGGGTGCAATGGTTTGCTATTGGGGCTGCAACTGGTCGGACAGCGGTAGCGTCAACTTGCTTTGGGACAGCCCTATCGTTGGTGCCGTGGCTCAAATCGAAAGCACCTACAGCTTCAAATACACCTATCTCCCCAGATTGCCCCACAGGTTTGGCCACTTCCCGAACTGGACGAGCGGTGTCGTCGATGGAAGGATGTCATCCGTATACGGAGACGCATCGATTGTACCCGCTCTTGTCTTGCGACCGGCGGGGGCAGGAGGCAACATCAAGGTATGGAACGGGTCGGCCTGGGTGGCGAAGCCCGCCAAGGTGTGGAACGGGTCGGCATGGGTAACCAAGCCGGTGAAAGTCTGGAACGGAACGACTTGGGTCACGACGAAATACTGAAGGAGAAATATAATGTCCAACCCACAAGCCATCGTCGCCATCATGCTGGCACTCACGTTGATGATCTTCATCATCGGCTCGGCTGTCATCACCGTGATGGGCGCCGGTATGAACGCGGACGCACTGGGCTTCTGGTCTCACTTTCTCAGCACAGTTGTCGGAGGCCTCATCGGCTACATCGCGGGTAACAACAAGGACATCCAAAAGTGACGCTAACCACGGCCATGATTAGGGTGATATCCAAGCTCGGCTTCCGCTTTCTTGCGGGCGGCGATGGCTTCGCGCATGTCTTCAAAGTAGCCAAGGCTAACCTGCTTGTTTCCATTCCGTATTATTGCCTGCCACTTTTGGGTATTACCTCGCCACTTTACACCAGTCGCACCGCTGGTATTTGCCTTCGACCGCTTAGTGTTCCTAAGATTGGTTTGATGGTTGACGGAGCGAAGATTGACCAACCTGTTGTCGGATCGGTCGCCGTTTATGTGATCAATCGTGATGGGTTCAACGCCATGCACCATGACCCAGATAATGCGGTGGGCGCGATACTTCTTATTAAAAAGACCTACTGCGATGTAGCCATCAGCCTTTCTAACCACTTCTTTATCAGCCAGTGCTGTGTTCCACGCTTTAGCGCGAGCTTCTGCACTCCTGTGGCCATCACTCTTGAACCAATGTTCACCACGTTTTTTGTGAAACAGCTTGCCCGTTTCCGGTTCGTACCGAAGCAGTTCCAAAAGCTGATCGCGGGTGATATGGATCTTCTTAGCCATCGTGGCCTCCGTGAAAGGTCGTTGTGGTCAGGGCTGGGTGAAGCGTGGACGCGCTTCCCCGGCCCGCATTCGTTTAGCACATCTTCAGCATAGGAACAAAGTAGATGTTTGAAAACCTCATCAAGGACACGGCATTTCCAACGCTCATCGGGCTGATCGACCAGATCGACAAGTCCCTCATCGGCGTGCGCGAACGGCTCAACGACCAATCCCTCGGCAGTGACCACATCACGGCGCTCACCGCCAAGGCGCAGATCGACGCCCTCAACGCTTGGGAGCCCCTGCTCTGGGAAATCAAGGCCTACCTCGACAGCCAGGTCACGCACCACGCCGCGCCACATGCGCCTATCACCGGAGGACATCGCTGATGAAAACGTCTGAGCACGGTATTGACCTCATCAAGAGGTTTGAAGGTTGCAGACTGACAGCTTACCCCGATCCAGCGACTGGAGGTGAGCCTTACACTTGCGGTTGGGGCATCACCTCGGCTGCTGGTGTTGGTATTGTTGACCGGCATACTGTTTGGACTGAGCAGGAAGCGCACGACAAGCTGGTCGAGGCTCTGGGGCGATATGAGCATGCTGTGCTTGAGGCAGTGAAACATCCGCTTACACAGAACCAGTTCGATGCTTGCGTTTCGCTTTGTTGGAATATTGGCCCGACGAATTTCAAGCATTCCAGCGTTGTTCGTCATATCAACGAAGGCCGGATGCAAGAGGCGGCGGATTCGTTTCTTGCATGGGACAAAGCTGCCCACCACGTCATGGCCGGGCTTCACCGTCGCCGGGAGCAGGAGCGGGGGCAGTTCCTGGCAACTTGAGGAACAGCGCTCAACCCAGAACAGACACTTCTGTCGCGACACACGACACGGAGAGTTGCTTCTCCGTGTCTGCCTGCTGGATTATTTCGACCGCCTTCCGGCAGTCGTTCAGGCTGTTGAAATTGGCCGAGGTGATGATCGGCGTTCCGTTAATGATGACGAATAGCGTCCAGATAATGCTCAAGGTGCGGGCTCCTCGTCCTCGTCCCTGCCTTCCCAGTACGGCAAGCCGGGCAGTTCCAACGGGTCAAGATAATGGCTGGCGCTCCAGTGCGCCCAGATGCGCGGTGCCGGGCTGATGTTCCAATCGCAGCCCGCCTCGACCATCCACTCCTGCTGATCTTCGCGCCAGTGGATGATGTCGTAATAGGTCTTCTCTTCGTATGGCGGGCGCTCGACGCCGATCAGCACGCGGTCCTTCGGCTCGTTGCCGTCGAGAGGCTTCGGCGTCATGATGGCTTTCAGCCGCTCGATCTCCTCACGCAGCCCGAAGATGATGCTGCGGGCATGCAAAACGGGCTGCAGCCATTCGTCCGGCGCAGTCATGACGTCCATGTCATTTGCCAGCCAGTCCAGCTTCGCCAAAATGTCGCGGTTATCCTTCATTGGTCTCCTCCTTCAATTCCTTCGACACAGGTTTAACGCGCGGAGCCATCGGCATATCGAAGCGCGGCATCGGCAGCGTGTTCTTCTTTAGTCCTTCACGGATGACGGCATACAGGAACACACATCCTCCAAGACTGCCGACCACGAAGTAGGCGTACCAAATCCATTGCACAGCATTATTCGGCATTGGTGTTCTCCTCCAGCGCGGCGCGGGCGATGGCCTTGATGCGCCTTCCCCGCACAAACGGGCCGTTGTTGCAAACGGCGTGAATATCCCACAGCGCCGCCCGCAGCGTCTCGTTCTCGGCGCGGAGGTGTTTGCTGGCATCGCACGTTCCGCACTTGAACGGATTTGATGGCAGAATGTGAAGCTCATCTTCCGCCAGTATCCCGTAGCCTAGCGCAGCCCGCATCTGGATGCTCTCCACTTTCAGCCGCTCGTTCTCGGCGCGGAGGGCGGTGATGGTAACTTCGGCGAAGCGTGTTCCATCACGATATCCGTCAGCGTAATCTCGGTTCTCAAAGGCACTCATCGCTAGCCTCCTGCGGCAAGGGGAGTTTGATTGCGGCGTCATCGCCTGTGTCAATATCAACCATCATCCTCATCCCCGGCCACGCATTGATGGCGGCGGCGATGGCGTGCTTCCACGGTTGTGCGACGTTGCTAGTGTCAAGCAACGCCTCCACCACCTCATCCGGTATCTGTTCAGCCTTGATCATGTCCGTGGCTCCTGTGGCAGTAGATACCGTTTGGCGCAGTTGTCTTTCGGCGCTCCGACCTCAAGGCATTCGGTGTACTGACGTTGCGCTTCACGGAGCGGTTTTATGTTTGAGTGAGCCATAAACACACCCACCACAGTGCCAATCATGCCTGACACAAAGGCAGTCACTACGACCTCAACACTCATGTACGGGGCTCCTGTGGCAGGGGGAGGATGATCTTGCCGGGGTCGCGGTAGGCATCTGTGACCAGTGCGCCCGGATCATATTCCATCCCCGGCCACGCATTGAGCATGGCGAGGCAGGCGGCGCGGGCCATGCTCTCGCTGAAAAACGGCGGCAGCTTTGCCATCATGGCTCTCAGCGCCTCGGGCGGGATGGTGATGTCAGTCATTGGCAACTCCACCGACCACACGCAGGAACTCAGCCTTTTGAGCGTCCCATGCGGCGGCCCGTGCGGCGTCCCATGCGGCGTCCCCTGCGGCGTCCCATGCGTCCCCTGCGGCGTCCCATGCGGCGTCCCCTGCGGCGTCCCCTGCGGCGGTCCCTGCGGCCCATGCGGCGGCCCATGCGGCGTCCCATGCGGCGTCCCCTGCGGCGACCCATGCGGCGTCCCATGCGCCGTCCCCTGCGGCGTCCCCTGCGGCCCCTGCGGCGTCCCATGCGGCGGCCAGTTCCTTATCCGTCGCATGTCCGTTGGCGTGGCGCTCGGCCACATCCAGTGCCGCGATACTGCGCTCGTCCGTCATCAGGTGCTGGACCTGACGGGCGCAGTAGACGGCAAACAGACGCCACTCGCGGGCGTGCTGCGGCTCGGCGCGGCAGCACCACAGTGCGTCATCGAGGCCGTTGATCTCGACAATGCGCGCGAACGGCAGCGGCTCATCATCTGCGTCGGTCTTGCCCAACCCCTTAAGCAGCTTCTGCCAGCCCTCGCGGCAGGGGCCGTGCGCCCGGATGCGGTTCAGTGTTGTTTCACAAAGATCACGCATCGCCCGGCTGCTCCTTCGACTCTTCCGGCTGCCCCTTGCGCCGGGCAATCGTCGTGCGGGCGTCGATCATCGGGGGCGTATCCTGCCCACCGCCCAGGATCATGGTGAGCATACGATTACGCTCTTCGTGGGAGTTGCCCAACTGATCGCGCAGGTCGGACAGCATCTGCAGTGCTTTTTGGTGATGCTCGACCATCAGGTCGATTGCCGACATGTTCAACATCAGCGCATCGTGCGCGAACTGCTTCTCGCGCTGGGTGCGGTCGCGGATGTCGATCAGAGCGGTTTCAAGATGTGTCAGGCTGGTCAAGTTATTCCTCCTTGATGATATGGTCCGCCCGGATGCGCGTTACGCGGGGCGGGTTGTCCTGTGTGAAGCCGCCGTCGAACTCAGCTGCCTTGTTATGGCGGCGGTGCGCGATGATGACGGCCACGATTGCAACGATCTCCAGCGCGACCATGACGATCATGGCTGAGAGGACGATCACCGCTTCTCTCCAAGATGAGCCAAGAGCGCCAACTCGATGGCGGCACGCATCACGACCTCGACCATCTCTGCCGACAACTCGACCTCGTTATCTTTGGCGCGATTGAAAACGGTTTCCTGAATTTGCCGGGCCGTTGCAGACAGCTTGATGTAATCGACGCTACTCAAAGTCCGCACCTTCTGCCATACTCACCAAGCAGGGCAGCCTCGGCACGCCCATCATCGCGCTTGCGGCTGAACATGTCGCAGGCGGGCCACTTGGCGCGGGCGAGCGTCAGGGATGCCGCCTTGTCGCGGTCGAGGCCCATGTACTTCTTCCATGTCTGAGGGCGCACGCGCTCGACAGGAATGCAGAGTGCGGACAAGACGCCTGTCAGAAGGCCGTAACCCTCACCGAAGCGGAAGGCGGATGCCCGGCCCATCTGCGGCGAGGAAGCGACCTGTTCGATCACTGCCAAATGAATCTTGCCGTGGTCGGACTGCAGCGTGAGCAGTTCATCGCGCAGCGTGTGCGGGCAGATTTCGTTCCGTGATTTCTCACCATGCCGGGCTTTCGCCAGAGGCATGTCGAAGAGATGCACGATGCCGTCATTGCTGACCGCGGCCAAGGCTCCGTTGAAGCCGGGGTCTACGCCAAGCCAGATCATTTAGCACCTTGGCGGCGGGGTTTCTGCGCCAAGAGCTTCTGCACCATCGTGGCATAGAGGCCCATTGGCTCGACATCGCCGGATTCCCAGCGGCTGATGGTGCCCTGGTTGACCCCCAGCTTTGCGGCGAGAAACCCCTGCGTCCACCTTCGCTTCGCACGCAATCTCTTGATTTTATTGCCGATATGCACGCCTGTCGCTCCTGTTACCATTGATTTGCATTGAGTGATATAATGCAACTGCATAGCTGGCAACCGGTTTCTTCTGGAGTTGAAAAGTTGTGGAAATCGCATACACGCTAAAATAGTATGCATTTGCATCTTTTGCTGTTGCAAACGCATCTGAACTCGCTCACCATGAGTGCGCCGTTTGTCCTCCCTGCGGCGCAACTTGGGGCTTCGGCCCCCCTTTTTCGGTGAGCCATGTTCAACATCAAGAAAACAACGACAGCGCCGTCTGAGCCCGGCATCTACTCTGGCCTGTCCAATGCCGACTACCACGCCGGTCCCGGCATTTCGAAGTCTGGCCTCGACCTGATCGCCAGGTCGCCGCTGCATTACTGGGACGCCTACATCAATCCGTCGCGCCCGCAGCGCGTTGAAACACCGGCAATGGCGTTCGGCACCGCCGTCCACACTGCCATCCTCGAGCCGCATGATTTCGCCCGCTGGATCGTCATGGACAAGGTGGACGCGCGCACGACCGCTGGCAAGGCCGCGAAAGCCGAAGCCGAAGCCCGTGCTGCTGCAGAAGGCGTGCCCATGATCGACAGCGCCACCGCCGCCACCATTGCCAGGATCTCCACTCAGGTTTTCGGCCACCCGATGATCAGCAACATCCTCGACACAGGCGTGCCAGAGCTTTCCGTCTACTGGGTCGATGAGGATTCCGGCGTGTTCTGCCGCTGCCGACCCGATTGGCTGGGTGCTGACTGCGTGCTCGACCTCAAGACGACCGAAGACGCCTCGCCACGGGCGTTCACCAAGTCAGCCTATACGTACCGATACTTCGTACAGGCCGCATTCTACATGGACGGCCTTGCTGCCAATGGCCTCAACATGTACGAATTCATCTTCGCCGCAATCGAGAAATCGTCGCCGCATGCCGTCATGGCGTACCCGGCAGGAGACGCGCTCATCGAGGCCGGTCGCCGCGAATACAAACGCCTGCTGCGCACCTATGCCGACTGTCTCGCTGGCGACGCATGGCCGGGCTACGCTGGCGTATGGGAGCTTGCCTTGCCTCGATGGGCGCCCGAATCTCTGGACTTCAATAATGCACTTGCATCAGACGTTGATTTCGGCTAATGCAGATGCATTAAAGGAGAGCTATCGTGAACCACATGAACACTGCCTGCGACCAGTTCCTCATCGCCTGCAATCTGATCCAAGAAGGCGACCGCGTGCTGGCCATCGGGCATCTGAAGGCAGCCTTGCGCGCCATCGACAGGTGCAAGACGCCTGACCTCGACATTCGTGCCGACATCGTTTCGCTGCTGGCAAAGGTTGATCGCAACGCGAGGGCTGCGTGATGTCCCGCAGCGACCTCAACCTTCTCTACGACTTGAAGCGCGCGATGCTGCGGCCAGCCTACGACCGGCTGGCCAACGCGCACCACATCCGCCGCGACCCGCGCACCTATGAAATCTCGTGGGAGCCGACCGCCATCGAGGCGAAACTGCGCGAAGCGGGGCTCATCACATGAAGCCGTGGCATGAAACAGACTCCTACACTTTCAAATGGCCGGAGCTTTCCGACCGGGTCGCGCAGGACTTCATGCTGCGCGTGTCGGCGCACCTGATGGAGAAGACGCCCGCCGAGCGGGTTGCCTACATCAATGAAATTCTGCCCGCCCTGCGCGCGCCGACCGGATCGGTGTCGGCCTTCGACCAGCACCTCGTCATCACCGCGCTCATGACGTGGCGCGAAGACAACCGTGGAAAAAATTCAATGAACCGCCTCATCATCACTGGCACCAATGCCGAAATGCCCCACAACGCCGCGCAGATGATCGCTGCACGGCAGCGGCGCTACAATCGCACCGGCCAGGACATCCCGCGCGTCCCGCATTTCGACTCACATAAATCCGAACGTGAACTGCGACAGCACCTTGAAGGCAAGTTCTTCCGCGTAAACGGCAAGGACGTGAACGATGTCGAAGAACGCAAGGCAGAGGAAATCAAGGCTTTCACCGAAAAGCTGGAAGAGGATAATCAGGTCAGGGAAAAGGTCAAACGCTGGATGGCGTCGGCCAGCAGGGTCGAGGCGATCATTACCGCAGTCGCCGCCGCCCATCGTGTCGGCCCCAAGGACATCATCGGCAAGAGCCGTTCATACCCTGTCGCTGCCGCCCGCATGCACGCCATGGCGCTGACACGCGAAATCACATGGCAATCATATGTCTGGATCGGGAGGAAATTCGGTGGCCGGGATCACTCGACCGTCCTCCACGCATTCAAGACATGGTCAGAGCGGAAGTGGCTCTATCAAGCGCAAGTCGAAGCCGTCGAGCGCCAGCTGGAGGCGGTGGAGTGAGTGCTTACTACAACGAGATCGTCCCGCAAGTCGCGGCAGAAGTGATTGGCGCATTCATGGATATGCATGATGCAAATGCAACAACTCACACCAATTCCCCCATGCCGGGGGATTCCGGCGCCGCAGCGGAACTGCGGTAACACCTAGTCCAAACACAACGGCCCGGTTGCAGCCTTTAGCCCCCCGGTCCTGCAGTCGGGCCACCCCAACAACAGTAGAACAGGAGTTGCGCATGGCGCAGAAGACGACAACCAACGAAGACTTCAAGGAGGTCTTCTTCCGCAAGGCCGAATTGCTGTACCCCCGGCTGAAGGACACCTTCCGCTACAACACAGCGGAAAAGCGTTCCGAGGCCTGCCAGCCCACCGCTGCAAACGCAGCATGGTCGATCACCGTCAAGATGGCCAAGGCCGACGCCAAGGTCATCCACGATGCCCTCAAGGCTCACTATGAGGATTGCCGCAAGCGCAACAGCAAGCTGCCGCCGTTCACCAAGGTCTTCGGCATGAAGAAGGACGATGAAACCGGCACCGTCACCTTCGAAGCCAAGAAGAAGGGCGTGACCGGCGATGGCAAGGCCAACCGCCCGCCGACCGTGGTCGATGGTGCGCTCAATGCCTTGCCAGCCGACAAGGTCGAAATCTGGTCGGGCTCAATCGGCACGGTCAAGACCAAGGCGTTCCCCACGATCGACCCGGACGGCCAGGGCGGCATCAGCCTGTTGCTCGATACCGTACAGGTGCTGAAGGCAGTCTACGGCTCCGCGAACCTCGACGGCTTCGAAGTAGACGAATCCTACGCCGATCAGCCCGCTGAAGATCCGTTCGCCGCAGCTGCCGCACGCAAGTCTGCAAAGCCCGCTGTTGCCGATATGGATGAGTTTTGAGCATGCCCGGCATTGGCGACAACCTGAAGGCCGAACTCAAGGCGGTGATCGAGCGCATCGAGCGGCTTGAGGAACAGAAGAAACTGATCGCTGACGACATCAAGGAAGTCTACGCCGAGGCCAAATCTGCAGGCTTCGACACCAAGATCCTGCGCAAGGTCATCACCGCGCGCAAGAAGTCAGCCGAAGAACGCGCCGAGGAAGCAGCCATCCTCGAAACCTACCTCGCAGCATTAGGCGACCTTGCCGACACGCCGCTGGGCCGCGCAGCCGTCGAGCGCGACGGGTTCTGACAACGACAGCGCCCGCGGGCATCCGTGTCCGCGGGTAATACATTTGCAGCAGGTGAGAGATTTGACGATTCATTATCATGGTACGCCACTGACACCCCGCGACAAACTGTGGTTGATGGCTGGCAAGTCATTTTGTGTTTCGTATGCGAACCCTTCTGATGCCGATGTGTGCCTTCGGATCGGTCAATCAATCATGTGGGACAATGGGGCATTCTCGCTGCACACGCGGGGAAAGGCGGTTGACTGGACCGCGTTCTACCGGTGGGTAGAGCCTCGTCTTGGTCATCCGCACTGGGCAGTCATACCGGATGTAATTGACGGTGATGTTGAAGCTAACGGAGAACTGGTGAAGCAGTGGCCGTTTCGCAAAGAACTTGCCGCGCCTGTCTGGCACATGGCGGAACCGATTGAGGTTCTTCTCGATTTTGCCCAAGGCTTTGGCCGGGTGTGCTTTGGATCATCCGGTTCATATTGGCAAGTCGGTTCCGAATCCTGGTGCCGCCGTGCCGACGAGGCATTCAACGAACTAGCCCGCCGTGGCCCGCTGCCGTGGGTTCACATGCTTCGTGGCATGGCCGTGGCGGGCAAGCGGTGGCCTTTTGCATCCGTCGATTCCGTAAACGTTGCCAGAAACTTCAAGGACACGGACAGCTGCCCTGAAGCAATGGCCCGCGTCATTGACAGCGTGCAGTGCCCGATAAAATGGACAACTCAACCTCAGAAAATGGATATGCTGTTGTGAAGTTTATTATTTTCCTCGCCTTCCTCGCAACGATCCCGGTCGCCAATTGGCTCATCGGAAACGTCGGAACCACATGCATTCCAAACGGACCCTGCTTGCTGCCGGTCGGATTCGGACTGATGGCGCCTAGCGGTGTGCTGATGATCGGCGGTGCCTTGGTGCTGCGTGATGCGGTGCAACAACTGCTCGGCATCCGCTGGGCGTTCGTCGCCATCGCATGTGGCATCATACTGTCAGCCACCTTCGCACCACCATCACTCGTCATCGCATCTGCCGTTGCTTTCGGTGTTGCAGAACTTCTTGACCTTGCCGTCTACACACCGCTGCGTCAGCGCAATCTGCCGATTGCGGTGCTGGCCTCTGGTGTCGTCGGCGCATTTGCGGACTCCATTGCATTCCTTTGGCTGGCATTCGGTTCGCTCGACTTCCTTGCAGGGCAATGGCTGGGAAAAATGTGGATGTCTATCGCCGCCGCGACACTGCTGTGGCTGTGGTCGCGCTTCAGGAATCAGGAGGTAAGGGCATGAGCCCGTCTGTCGATTACGCATGGTTCCAGTTTGCACCAGGCAATCGCATGGGTGCGCCGGTCAGGTTGGATAGAGGGTAGGGGCTCTAACGACGCCAGCCGGGGAGACTTGGCTGGCGGTGATACATTTGCAGTATTTTAAAAATCGTACTTGCATTAAGCAAACGCAGTGCGTATATGTGTCTCGTGGCACCTCGCACATTGTCAGGGGTAGGAAAGTATTATGAAAAAGCCAAAATGGTGCGCAGATTCCGAGTGGAAACTCGTTCGCGCCAAGTATGAACGTAACGGGCAGATGCATTGCCAGCACCCTGGCTGCACGTTGTCAACGTCAGACACTGGCGTTGTATTCTCCCTCGATCACATCATCTCCCGTTTCAAGGGCGGAACGGATGAGGCCTCAAACCTCCAGCCGATGTGCCGCGATTGCAATGCTCGGAAAAACAAGTTTGCCGACAAATTCTGGTCGCGCCCGACATACTTTGATAAGCAAATCTACACGAAATCGCTGCGCGTATCTCAGAACGATTTCGTCTATGAGCCAGTCATGCAGAACAGGGAATTCTTCTCGGAACCTTGGTCAAGCATCAATGGCAAGCTCTTCTCTTATGTCCAGATCGTCGGCGCAGGAAAGACGCTCGGCATCTTCTCTCTTCCGTTCGCCCTGAATCAGGTTGCTGGAGGCCCCGCTGCCGGGGCACCGCGTGTGCAGCGAATGCTGGTTGTCACCAAAGACCAGCCGTTGCGCGCCCAGATCGCGCGCGAACTCATGGAGGAGCCAGAGAGGTTCGGCATCGTCAACACGGCGCCCGTGGTTCTGGAGATCAAAAGCCGGGATGACATCACCTCTGTTGGTGGCACAGATCACGATATCGCCGTCATGTGCCCCAACATGCTTTGGCCACAGATCGATCACGAAGACAGTCTCAAGATCAAGTTCGATGACGCTGTCCTCGACAGTGTTCTTTCGAGATATCAGCTCATCGTGTTCGATGAAATGCACTATGCCTATGGCAACATCAGCAAGTTCGTGCGGATGGCCTCGACGGCGCTTGTTTTCGGATTCACCGCATCTCCTATGGATTCGGCTGGTGCACTGCTCTCCGATATCGTTCTCATGGGACAGGCATACGGCTATCGTGAAGCGATCATTCATGATCAATCAATGAAGGGCATTTCAGCATTGCCGACCGGAGAGGTCGAGCCTGGAAAGAGTCGCTATGCGAACGTCACGATCATTTCAGCCGATGAACAGGTTGTTGACGGAGTTGCCCGCAATGACACGCAGCTGGCCGGTCTTCCTGCGGTAAAATCGGTATGCGATTGCGTCTGCAAGGAACTGCTTGAGTACGACACAAATGTCCATCGCCAGGAGCGCGTTGTTTCATCGCATCGGGAAATCCGTGGCTCATCATCGTCACGTAAGATCACGGTGGGAAATCATTTTCCGCCTCACGCCATCATCCGGGTGGACGATGTCGATACTGCAAACGATGTGGCCGATTATCTGAACCATAAATTCAATGGCAATCGCGGCCTGTTTCCCAAGAAGATGGGCTGGGGCGCCATTGTCGTGGATGGCAGCGTCAAGGACTTCGATAGTGCACATGGGTTCTTTCGCTACAAGGAGAAGGGCTACCTCGACAGTCATTGCATCCGCATCATCGTCGTCATCAAGCGCGCCATAGAAGGCATGAACAACAAGTTCCTGTTGGTCGAGGGCCTTGCCGGGCGCTGTGATCGCGACAGCCGCGTGAAACAGGTTCAGATGCGCGGACGACTTATTCGCTCTACGGCCTACACTGAAAAGGATGACACGCTGGTGGTGCCGCCAAGGCATTTTGACCAGATCAAGATCATCACGCACGAAGCATTCCAGAACGTCACAGCTATCGATGATAGCCTCGACTTCATCACCAACATGAACTCCGCGATGAACGGAGTCATGACCATCGATGACTATGTCAACCTCGACACCGATCTTTCAGACGATGATGACGGCAACTATCGCCCGTCCTGCGCGTGGGAGACGCTCGTTGGCATCGGCCAGGATGTAGGTGAAGCAAGGATCAACGGGCGCCGGGTGAACGTGAATACGCTGGTGAAGAAGTATGCCAAGAACGTGAACCGCACGAAGGAAGGCTATATCCGCGCCATTATTCAGTCTGCGATTTCCAACTCTTCGCATCCATACCAGTACAAGAAGGATGGCGTCATTGAAGTGGGAGATGCTTCGTTCACCGACTTGTTCCTGCGCCGCATTTTTCCGGCGCTGCCCGATCCGCTGCAGATCGTGTCCAGCGAGAAGATCGCGCGCAAGGATATGGACGCGAAGGCATGTCATGAGTTCATGTCCTCGCGAACTGAACTCGCAGCGGCATACGGCCTTTACAAGAGTCTTCTAGATAACGGGCATCTTTCAGAAAGTAAATTCGTCCACATAGTGAACGGCATCGAAATCACAGTTCAGAACGTACACACGGAAGCCGAACTCAACACCAAAGAAACAGCGATGGGCCGCGTGAACAGTTATGTCACCGAACTCGTCGCCCAGCTTTGCAACTCCGACAAGGACGAAACACGGGCAGACTTTATTCAGCATCGCTACCACGAAGCCGTGGCGCATGTGCTGTCGAACCAGCCCGGCTTTACCGGGATGGCAGCCCTTGAGACGGACGGCAGCCTCTGCACCCCGTCAGTTGTCCAGGCGCTCCGTGACGATGAACTGAAGGACCGCATTCGCGGCTGGGTTCTCATGGAAATGCTGAAGGCAAAACTACTGTCGGAAATCGAAATTCTTGGCGTTATGTCGTGATCAGTCGCCTACTAGGCGACTGATAATCACTTACAAATTCAGGGGTTTACATCAAATGACTACTTCAAAGGACCGACTCCGCACCGCTTACGCAGATGGTGCTTTTTCAATGGAAACCCTTGTCGAGGTTTCCGGCTCCAAGGCCCGCGAAGCCTACACCAAGCTGCGCAACAAGGACGAGCGCCGTGAGATGTTGAACGGCATCGCCAACAACATCGACATCAAGGCCAACCGCTGGGTCGACTTTTATGAGGCCATCAAGCTGGTCGAGGAAAACGACTGGTATTGGAGGGAGTGCGGCTACGCCGGGTTCCAGCCGTTCCTGAAGGACACCATCGGCACCTCGCTTGAGCAGTGGCGCGAACTCGAGGACCTTTATAACTACGCCAAGGCCGCGTGCCCGCAGTTGTTCCACATTGATGACGCCACGGCGGCGAAGATGACGCGGAAGATGGAGACTATCGCTGCCGCGCCAAAGAATGGTGGTGATCGCAAATCTGATCTTCGCAACCAGATGACTGCCGCCATGAAGAAGACTGCCGTTCAGGGGCAGTACAGTCTTGAGCGGGTGGTCGCCCGTGTAAAGCGTGACCGGCCTGACGTGATTGCCGCCGCCTTGGAGGAACTCAAGGCGGGCAAGGTCGGCAACTTCGTAAAGGAGGACACGCAGGGCAACATGACGTGGAGCGTGCCAGCCCTCATCAATGCATCTGGCGGTGAAACTCAATCAGATCAGATCAAGCGCCTCCGCAACACTACCATCGACAGCCGCCTGACCGACCTTCTGAAGAAGGCCGAAAGCGTCGGCGACCGGCAGAAGATCCTGAAGGTGCTGCGCTCCGTCAAATGGATCAAGGACGGGATGGAGCGCAAATGAACATCGTCTCATTGCTCGGCGCGACACGTTTAAAGAAGTCTGCCGATCTGGAAGACTTCACATACGTTGACCTCACCCGGTTCATGCAACCGGGTGAGGCAGTCACCTTCACGCTCTGCTACACGGCCACGGCTACCGTCACCGAAAACGGTGAATTGCTCTGCACGTATTATGACGCAGAAAAGGGCATGTATCAGAATATTGAAGCGCCCCTCGAGGAAGTCACCGCCCAAATCATGAAGCAGAAACGCTTTTACAATTTCAGGATGTTAAACCCCTTCATGCTGTGGAGAATGGCAAAGTCAAAGAAAAAGCTAGACAGCTTCAAGAGCCGCTACATGAAAAGTGCAAGAAAGCCATGAAGATGTTGAAGATGGCAAAAATCGGTGTAAGGCTCACCCCCATGCCGCACCCCAACCGATCCAAAAGCCGCGACAAGCCGGGCGCCAACCCGACGCCAGAACAGATCACCACTGTTCGCGTCGCATCTGGGCTGTCCAGAGCCGAAGCAGCAAGGCTTATCTATTGCGGAGAACGCGCATGGCAAGAGTGGGAGCTTGGCAACCGTCAGATGCACGCCGCCATGTGGGAACTATTTAAAATAAAGCTGCATCAGCAGACCTAACCCATTGACCGGCAACCAGTAAACACTGCTTGCCGGTCATTTTGCACATTGCGGCTGATGCAAATGCATTGACACTGCCACCAACCCGGCAGCACAAAAGCGTCAGCGACGCGGAGACCCCCAAGGTGAGCAGCATGAAAATCCAACACAACATCAATGGTATAGGCACGCACGCGAGCGAAACAGGTGTCTGACATGCTGCTCGCATTTGGGAGAAACGGCGCTCGCGACACAGACCTGGTGTCAAAGGAATACACTTGGGAACAATTCGCGCAGAGGCTTTCCAAGCCCAGCATAGGGGCGAAGGATGGCAGCTATGTTGTTCGGGGCGGGAAACTACGCGAACCCAAGAGATCCGACGAAAACCTCATGGAAGCGGAACTCCTGATTATTGACGGAGACAGCCGCTTTGACCTTGAGACAGGAGAAATTTTGCGCGGCGCACCGCCAATAGAACTGGCGAAAGCAGCCCTCGATGCGCTCAATTATCGGTATATCGTCCACACAAGTTATTCCTACGTGCCCGGCGAGGTGTGGAAATATCGTATTTTCATCCCTGCCAAGATAGCCGACACATTCGAACTTTCTGCAGCCGTCAATCTTGTCATTGATCAGCTAAACGCAAACGGCTGCCCAATCGTGGACGTAAAGGAAAACCACACTTTCAGCCAGGCATGGTATCTTCCACGCTGCAAGCCGGAATACCTTGAGGCATTCAAGTGCTTCGCCAGCCTCACCGGCAAGGACGTGGATGTCAACGCCGCCGTCAAGGCCCACAAAGCCCGCGCCAAGGCCGACGAAGCGTTAAGGGCACGGCAGGAGCAGCCGAAGCCGGAAGCCGCTCCAGAGGCCTCCAGGAACGGCGACGGGCCGATCGACACCTTCAACAAGGCGGCAACGATGGGCCTCGTCCGCAAAATGCTCGAAGACGCCGGATACAAGTTCGCGTTCAAGCGTGGCGACAGCCTGCGCTTCATGGCACCGCAATCCGAAACGCGCACAGCCGGTGTTACAGTTTTCAAGGGCCGCCAGCGCGGCGACATCGTGGCTTACTCCCATCACGGTGCCCACGATCCCTTGAGCGGACGCCTCACGGACGCATTCGGCATCCTGTGGCACGTCACCTACGCGGGTGACCAGGAAGCCGCCCTGCAGCACGCCAAGGGCGCCATCGGCTGGGCCAGCAAGCGCGATCCGCTCGCCGGGTTCGACGCCGTGGAGATCTCGCCAGAGGATTTTAACAAGGCCCGACCGGACGCCGAGAAGCCGGATGGGCAGAAGAAGCCCATTTTAGCCAACCCGTTCAGGCTGGTTGCCGAGGGTGATATTCCTCCCCGCCAGTGGGTCTACGGGCGTCACCTGATCCGCCGGTTCGTCAGTGCCACCGTTGCCCCAGGTGGCGTGGGTAAGTCATCCCTGAGCTTCGTGGAGGCCATGGCAATGGCAACAGGTAAGCCGCTGCTGGGCGTGAAGATCGAAGTGCCGCTGAAGGTGTGGGTCTGGTGCCTGGAAGACCCCCGTGAGGAGCTTGATCGGCGTTTCACGGCTATCGCAAAGCATTACGGGGTGGCCGGAAATGACATCGGTGACCGGCTGTTCCTGAATTCCGGGCGTGATACGCCATTGTGTGTCGCCCGGCAGGAGGCGCGCACCGGCACTATCATCATCGAGCCTGACATGCCGCAGATGGAAGCGGAGATTGCCCGGCTTGGTATCGATGTGGTGGTCATCGATCCTTTCGTCGCCTCCCACATGGTGAGCGAGAACGACAATGTGGCCATCAATACCGTCATGCGTCAGTGGGTTCTGCTGGCAGAACGCTGCAACATAGCCATCGAACTGATCCACCATACCCGCAAGAACGGCGATGGCGAGGTTACAGCCGAAACCAGCCGTGGAGCCAAAGCCCTCACGGATGCAACGCGCGACACCCGCGTCATCAACCAGATGAGCGAGGCAGAGGGTGCCAGATTTGGTGTCGAGAACCGCCGCCTGCACTTCCGCACATACTCCGACAAGGCGAACCTCGCGCCGCCAGCCGAGCAGGCTGACTGGTACAAGCTGGAGAATATTGCCCTGCTGAACGGTCCCGGTGGTCAACCGGGCGACTATGTGGGCGTGGCATCCAGGTGGGAGATTCCCGGCCCGTTTGCCAAGGTCAGCCGCGAAACCATCCACGCCCTCCTGACGGCCATCGACATCGGCGTCATCAACGGCGACGGACAGCAGACCGGAACACCCTACAGCCCCACAAAGCAGGGCCGCAGCAACGCCCGCTGGGTGGGCCAGGTCATCATGGATATCGCCACTATGGAAGAGCCGGAAGCGAAGCGGGCGATCGATGCCTGGGTGGCCTCTGGAGTACTGGTCGTCGCCGATTTTGAACATGGTCGGAAGACCGTCAAAGGCGTCTCAGTGAACAAGGCAGCGTGGTCGGAAATGGTGGAGGGTGCAAATGTCAGGTAGCAACGATCAGCATGCCAATTGGTTCGATGAAGACCCCCCTAAAAAGCGCGCAATAGCTGAAACCGAATTGCGCACAATTGCGCAAAAGGGGGTGCGCAATTCACAGATCGCCTATAGGTCAGAGGTAATTGCGCAAGGGCGCGCAATAGACCCTCATGTATTCGGGCACTATTGCGCACCCGCAATTACCTCTGACCTATTTGGCGAGGGCGATCAGGCGTTGGCGGAACTGGAACTGGAGAAGAGACAGATCGAAGGAGCTATCGCAGAAAAATCAGAAGACGCGGCATTCATGCAACGAGAAGTTGGGCCGTGGTATGACCTCCAGAAAATCCATGTCAGGGCCTTCAAAGAGGAGGTCGAACGGGAAGGATTCAAGGTCGGCGGAGAACAGAGCGTCAACCGCCTCAGCCGGGTCGCTCATCTCGATGCCGTCCGTGCCAGCCTCCGTCAGGAGTTCAAGGAACTCGGTCGCCTGAACAACCACGTTAAGTCGCTCAAGAACCGGCTTCGCGGCGTCGAGGTCGAGATCAAGATCGTGAAGGGCAAGAGCAAGAGGAAAGCGAAATGACCCCGCCCGCAAAAGCACCCCGCCCGGAGCCGGGCGACAACGCCCCGGCTGAACGCATCAGCATCATGCCAGAACAAGACGGGCCACTCGCAGCCGCCCTCCGGGTCCGCGACAAGACCGTGGTCGAGTATGACGCCCGCTGGGGAACCGATGTCCTGCAGACGCTCGTCTCGCCCGCAACCGCTGCCCTGTTCGCTTCCGTAAGGGAACGTCTCGACGAGGCCATCAAAGCCGCCAACAAGGCTATCGACGATGCCAACAAGGCCACCGACGCCGCCAAAAAGGCAATCAGCTTGCAAGCTCACGCCGCAGCCCTCGACATCGCCATCAACACCATGGCCGTCGAAATGCGCGGCCTTGCCAAAATGGAGAAGGACGCCCTGGCAGCCGGGCGCAAGCCGCTCGATCCCGGTCGAGCCTGGGCGTTCAAGCTGGCAGACGGAATGCAAGCCGTTCTCGTGCAGACCGACGAAGACGCCCGCGCCGCCCGCCGGTCGCAACGCTTCACCGGCTGGGTGATCTACTCGGTCAGCGAAATGGCCCACATCCTGTCAGAGCGTTCACTGACCGGCATCATCGATGCGAAGAAGGCGTTCCCCGATGCCACGGTCATCGCCGTCAAGACGCCGCCGGATTGGAAGCAAGGGGATGAGGTTTCGTTCTAATGCCCCGCCAAGCCACAGAGAAGGCCGCTGGCGGCGATTTGCGACCGCCCTACGCCGGAACCAGCGTCGGGATACCAGAAACGTCTACAGCATGCTCTGCGTGCCACAGGTCATGGGCCGCTTGCATGTTGAGCCACAGCGCAGCCCCGTTGCCGCAAAGCTTGCCCAATCGCACCGCCGTTTCAGGCGTCACAGGCTGCCGACCAGCCAAAATGTCATACAGCGACTGCCGCGAGATCCCCATCAGCCGGGCAATCTCGGCTTTCGGTCGCTTCAGCGCCGGAATAACCGTGTTTTCAAGAACGATGCCCGGATGCGTCGGTGCCCGGTTAAAATTGCGGTTTGTTCTACGTTTCATGCTTGGTCATCTTGCAGCATCCGCAATAATCTCTTCCGCCCATTGGTTCAGGCTTTTGCCTGCCAATTTGGCACGCAAGGCAGCTCGCGCATGAACCTCCGGGGAAAAACGAAACATCACCTTGCCGGAATATGGACGCTCCGGTGCCTTGCCCACCGCTTTGCAGGTCTCCACGTAATCGTCGACAGCCTCCGCAAAAGCTGCGCGCAGCCCTTCAACCGTGTCACCGTGGAAACCCACGATATCGTTGATCCCGGCAATATGCCCAACGAAGCAACCATCATCGGAAGCAAAGTCGATCCGGGCGCTGTATCCGTTATATTCCATCACGTTTTTCATGGTCTGATTCCCAATGCTCCAAGGAAGTTGCGCGCGTCTTCAACCTGGTATCTCTTCGCCTCTTTCGTAGGGTGCGGCCGATGGAAGGTTGCCACGATGCCGTTCAATTCGAACTTGACCCGTGACCCGCTACCTTCGATGACGCGGCAGCCGCATCCAACGAGCAATCGTTCGATGTCGTTCCACGCGATGCCGGGGTTCGTCGGTTTCGCGAATACCTGTTCCAGCGTCTTTCGTTGCTTCCCGTTCATGCTATCAATATATGATAGCGTTGCGATTGTTCAAGGAGAAAGTTGGTGCGCCCATGAAACAGGTTGACCCCTACTACCGCAGCCCGGCATGGGAAGCCCTGCGCAAGGCAGCCCTCAAGGCCGCACACTGGCGATGCGCCGACTGCGGCCAGGGTGTACGCGGCCAAGCCGCCGGGCAATCCCGCCCCATCGTGGACCACATCGTGCCACGCCGCAAAGGCGGATCAGACGCGATGCACAATCTTCGAGTGCTTTGCCTTCCATGCCACAATCGCAAGACACATTGGGAAGACCGAAACACCCATGAGCAGACCGGCGCAGATGGGTTCCCAGTGGGCAAGGGCTGGGGGTAGGGGTGGGGGTAGGGGTGGTGGCCGCTACCACCCCACATGCCCCTGTTAAAAACGCCGCCAGCGGCCTTCCTTGTCAATCCTTGGGCCAATCTATCGGGCGATATCCGGCAAGGTATGCTTCCATCAGCCTCACCATTCGCGGCGCCGGTGCCCGGTGCGTTGACTGGCTCGGGTCGCTCTCAATCGCCCGCAGCGACCTCGGATCTGTGTCAAGCATGACAGCCAACTCAGTCAGCGACAGCCCCAACTCCTCACGCGCCGCCTTGAACTGGTCGTGATCCCAGAAAATCCTGTTCGGCTTTACCTGATTGATCGTATTCATGTTTTTCCCTTTTTGCAGTCGTGAAATTTTAACTTGAGTTCTGTTTCGATTGGTCCGCCGGTAGAAAAAATCAAAATCGATTTTCCCCCGGAAAATAATATTTCTGGGAGGCAAATTTTTTTTCAAAATGCCACTATACCCCCCAAAGTTGTTCTCCTCGACCCCCCCCTATATCAGTCCGATATATGCCAATCCGATATATGCCAGCCCGATATAGCCCCCCCTATATCAATCCGGCATATATCGGATCGATATATATCCAAGCCATTGATTTTGCTTGGTTTTCCTTTCCGATGCCAGCCCGGTGGATCGGTGCCAGCCCGGTGGATCGGTGCCAGCCCGGTGGATCGGTGCCAGCCCGGTGGATCGGTGCCAGCCCGGTGCCAGCCCGGTGGATCGGTGCCAGCCCGGTGCCAGCCCGGTGGATCGGTGCCAGCCC